AATCAGGTCTGGTCATTCAACGACTACCTGCCAAACACTCGCACCGTACCAACACCGGTTTCTTCCTATTTGGATGGTGGCTCGCAATACCAGTCCTCGGTGACCACCAAGGCTTACAACCTTGGGGAACCCATCCCCGACAAGATCGGGTACAGCATCCAGCTCGCGTTCGACAACCCGTACACCACCCAGAATACAGGTGTTACCGTTTCCTACGCCAAGGACATGACTGGAACATTCTCCACGATTGATTCCGGCCTGAGCATCACCAGTTCTCAGAAGTTCCTGAAAGCCTACAACCTCATCAGCAAGGGCCGATGGAACTCGATTCAATTTAAGGTTGAAACCAATGCGGGCGGTCGCCTGTCATTCCAATCCGCCATTCTCTCTGGCTTCGTCGATTCCGTGCGTCCTCAGCAATGAACGCACATCCGTCTATCATCGAAGCAGCTAAGCTGCTCAGGCTTCATTGGCCAACTTGTTCCACATGGAACGATGATCAGCTCCTGAACTGGATCGGCATCTTCAACAAGATGAAGCAGATCGGGATCATCAAGAATGAAAAGGGCGAGTGCATTGGTGTCGGAGCTGTTCGTTTCCTGAACTCAATCGAGGAAGCGGAGGACATCAACAACAACTTCCCTGATGGTCACATCGCTTGGATCGAGATGGTGATTGGGGTTGAGCCGGAAGCTGTTCAGACGCTTTGGTTGGCCATGATGACTGTCTGTTCAGATAAGGTCACCAAGGTGGGCGGATTTAGCAGAGGCGTTTCCCGTTTGTACGATTTCAACAGATACTTCAAACTCCTAATGAACCGAAGGATTTCCTATGGGCGGATCATATAAAGCACCGGATATGGCGGCGGCAAACCGTGAAGCGGTTTACGCACAAGCTCAGACTTTTCCTGTCCTAAGACAGATCGAAGCGGCGTCTAGGATCGGAGGCAAAGGATCGTACCCAGTCTATGACGCGTCTGGAAAAGTAATCGGAGAGCGTCCGTATGATTTCAGCGGCATTTCTGACATCGATGTCACACGCGAAACAGCTCGCGCATTAGCATCTCTTGCCCCTGAACAGACTAAGGCTCAGCTCGATCTCGCAAAGGAGTACGGAACTCAGTTTGCCGAGCAACGCAGGGCCGAGCTTTCTGCTGCTGATCCTGAGCGTTACAAGCTTTACGACAAGTTCTTGCAGGATATTGGCCAGCGTTCCATTGCCGAGACCGCTCCCGCTGCCCCCACCTACGAGCGTGTCGGCATGCCTACCGGCCCGCAGGATACCGGTGAGGCAGCGAACATCCGCAGCAACCTCGAACGCCAGATCAGTGCCGGTCTCGCTCAAGCCGGAACGCTTGATCCCGCAATGATCCGAGCCGCCGAGCAAGCTGTTCGCGCTCGTGGCACTGCTACCGGAAATATCCTCGGTAACCTTTCCGCTTTCCGCGAGGCGCGGGCGGTGGGTGAGGCTATTGCGAATGCCGATGTCCAGCGTCGTCAGCAAGCTCTTGGCCTACTCCAGAGCGGCCAAACCACGAGCGATGTCGCTAATCGCCAAGCTCAGGAAGCGTTCCAGAATATCCTCGCAGCCACCGGTCAGCGGAACACCGCTCAGCAACAGACCTTCGCGGGCCAAATGGCTTCGCAGCAGCAGCGTCAGGGTGTCCAGCAGCAGAACATTGCGAACATCCAGTCCGCTCTGGGTCTCCAGCCCATCGTCTCTCAAGCCGCTCAGCTTCCCGGTCTCCAGCAGGGTGCGTCTCCGTTCGGTTCTCCTCAGTACATTCAAGGCATGCAGCAAGCTAGTCCTGGTCAGTTGCTTCAGACCGGTTCCAACTTCGCGCTTCAGAACGCCCAGAACGCGTTCCAAGCTTCACAAGCCAACTCTCCGTTGGGCATTTTCCAAGGTATTACAAGTGGCATTTCAAACCTTGGTTCCGGTTACAGGTCATACATGGGACCCTAATCTATGGCAAACGATACCACCGATTCGACAGCGGCATCTCCGAGCGATACGGTTGACGAGTTTCCCGGTTATCCTGGGTTCAAGCTTGGTGATCCGGTTCCTGGACAGCCTGGAACCAACATTGGCGACCCAATCTTCGACGATGCTGGTAATAGGTGGAACTGGAGAAAAGGTGAATGGGAGTATGTTAATCTGGCCCAGCCACCTTCTAGTGATAAAGGTGGTGTCAAGCCGGTGGATGAAACTCTCACTTCCGATACCTATAATCCTTCATCGCCAATTTCCGGTGGGGTTACAGGAGCCGGAACGCCGCCGACTACAATCAAGCTTGAGGATGGTACGGTAGTAACTTCCGGTGGAACAGGGCTTGTTGGGTTTCCCGGTAGGCTTCCAATCGTGCTTCCGGGATCTTCGGTTACATCGACTCCGATCTTGGATCTGAGTCAGCCTCCGGTCGCTCCCGTCGCTCCGGTTACTCCTCCAAAGCCACCCAAGCCGATCACCCTTCCGGGATCTTCGGTCACATCAACTCCGTCCATTGTCGAACCAACCACTGTTCCGATTCCCGCTCGACGGATGCAGGAGGCTTTGAACCCGTACAACGGATACATCAACTACGATCCAGAGGAGATCATGGCTGCTGCAATGAGAAGCCTTGGCGGAAGAATGGCCCGCCGATCAATGCTGAACGAACTGCGATAACATTATGGCTACTCCCGAAGAAATCAGAAAGAAGCTCGAAGCCCAGTCCACTCAACGTGTTAACCCACTGCTGAAGGGGTTGTCCATGCTTACCGGCGGCATCGCTGGTGAATTCACTGGAACCAACGAGCAGATCCGCCAGCAAAGAAACGCCAAGCGGGCGTTGATGGAAGAGGATCTTGCTGCGTTGCAGGAAGAGCGATTGATGGAGCGAGTAAAGTCTCAGCAGGCTGAAATGCTTAAGAGGCAGATTGAATTGGAGAACGCCAGGACCGATGCGGAAAACCGCAGGCGTTTGCTTGAAACGGCTGGAACAGAAGAGGCTTTGACTGGTAAATATATCACTGGCCCAGTTGAGCAATCTCAGGAGCTTGGTCGCCAAATAGGGCGACTTCAGAAGCTTTCGGTCGATCAAAAGGAAGCTGCTGAGAAAGCAGGATTGATTGGCCAACTCACTGCGGAAATGGGTCCGACTGAACGTGCCGCAGTTGAAGCTGGCGTTGTCAGTCCATACGAGAGCATGGACATTGCATCTCTTCGCAGAATGAGGAGTGCTTCCGATGTTTCGCTTCGCAAACAAGAAGAAGCGCGGCGGGCAAAGCAAGACGAAGGCAAGGTGTTTGTAAGTAGAAACGCTGCCGGTGATGTAAGTGTTCAGGGGCCTTCTGATCTTGTTACCCGATTTCAAACCGCAAACCCCGACTTCTTTAGGAAGAAAAAGGATTCTCCATACAAAGTCTCGATGCGTCAGACTGAGGATGGCAGTTCATTCAATGTTGATTTTGGGGACATGACCGCAGGTGAGATCAAGGAAATCGCTCCACAGCTTGAAGAGATGAAAAAAGCGTATGGTGCTTCATCTCAAATTGGTCTCAATGGAGGAATGGGTGCTGCTGGCACAGCAAAGCCTATCGCAAAAGGACCGGCTGCTGGAGAAGGGGAATCGATGGTTGGAAGAGGTTCTGGAAAAGTTAGATCCGGTGCTGCTGCCGCTATCGCTTCTCAACCTCAAGCTGAACCTGAACCTCAAGTTCTTGGACCCATGTCTCCAGAGCAGGAGTTTGCTGCCATTAACAGAAAGCTGGCTGAAATTGAATCTCGTGGTGGAGCTTCTGCATACGGAGCAAGACAGACTCTGACGACACCGTTCTACACTGATGTTGCGAGCGAACTAAATGTGCAGCCCGAACAAGTTGGTGCGAGCGTTTACCAGAGAACTCCGAGAACTGTTGTTTCTCAGAACTTCCCCGTTGAACAGTTCCGCAATCTGCCACAAGAAGTTCAAAATCGTTTGTACATTGATGCTATGAACAAGTCTGCTCAGGCGATGCAGCAGGCTGGTTACAAGCCGTCTGGAAAGTATTCTGAATACCAAATGAATGATCCGTGGATTGGCAGCATGTTCGACAAACTGAGCCGATAATAACATGACCAAGAATCAGCGCGATTGGTTGATCGAAAACAAACTCGATCCCGAGATCTATGACATAGATGCGGAAGGGAATGTCTTTGAAAACCCAATCATGGGGAAACTCGAAGCTGGAGCCAGATCGGCTGCTGCCAGCGCGGTTCCTGCGCTTGCGGGCATTCCTGGAGCGATTGCGGGTGCTAAGGGTGGAGCTTTGCTTGGCGCACCGTTGGGTCCAGTAGGTGCCGCAACCGGATCTATTATTGGTGGTCTTATTGGTGGTTTTGGAACTTCGTATGGAGCGAGCAAAGCTCAAGAAGCACTGCTTGAAAAGTATTCTCCAGAGACACTTCAAAAACTGTCTCAAGCTCAGGAGGAGCAGCCAGTAGCTTCTTATGTTGGCGGGTTTGCCCCCACAGCTTTAACCGCTCGCCCTTCTCTCAAGGGACTCAGCGAACTTGGTAGGCCACTGACTCGACAGACCACGCTGCGCGAGGCGATCACCAAGCCGGGGTTCGTCGAACCCGCTGTCAACGTAGCAGCCAACGTAGCACAGGCTACTGGCCAACAGGTTGCCGATGTCGCTCAGGGAGGAGAGTTCTCCGGTGGACGACTCGCAGCGGACATCGCGCTCGGAACAGTATTCAATCGACCCACCAAGTTAGGTCGAAAACTTGGCATGTCAGAAGGACCGGAAGAGGGTCCGGTTCAGAAGCTGGATCTGGAACGTGCCAGACTGCTTTCCAAAACGCCCGAGGAATTTACGGTTCCTCGTGAAGAGCGTCTTGGAATCGGGAAAGAAAAGGTGGCTCCAGAGCAGTTCTTCGGAACCGAGACTGAGCAACGCAATCGTCCCATCAGCGAAGAGCGAGCAGCCAAGCAATACGAGAACTGGTGGAAATCCGAGACTGAACCTACCGAGACGCTGATCAAGGAAGCTGCCAACAGCGTTAAGCTTAAGATCCCCAAAGAGCGCATTCAGGAATTGGCCAACGATCCCGATGTCGCTCGGGTCATCAGCGATCCGACCACGCTTCCAGAGTTCGTTGCAAAGCAGTATCAGGATGGACTTGAGGATGCGTACCAACAAGTCCTTGAGCAGAGGAACATGGCGAAACGCTTCCTGACCGCAGAGGAACGCGCTGGTATTACCAAGATGGAAGAGCTTCGGGCTGTTACCGAAGAGCCGTTCAAGGCTGAAACTGCTGCTGTAAAGACCGCTCAAGACATCTACGATAGCCTCTACAGCCGTCTCCAACGCGAAGGCGAAGGGGCGAAGATAACTCAGGCTGACATTGATTCAGCCGCCAAAATTGCCGCTCGCCGTAATCTGACCATCGAACTTGATCGTCCGTTTGCCGGATCTACCGAGGTTCGAGGCATGTACCTGTCTGATCCCAAGACAGGTAACCGAATCGTTCGCGTCAATCCATTGATGGCCACCCCAGACACTGCTATCCACGAGATTGGTCACGATGTGTTCCAAGGGGTCACAAACCCTTCGATGCGGAAGTCACTGCTTGAGTCCGCTCAAGATAGTCCCGCCTACAAGAGTGAGCTTCTGGCCCGCAATGCCGAGGTCCAAGAAGGCAAACTTACTCCGAAGCGGGCGCAAGAGCTTGCCCTCGAAGAAGGGCTTATTCAGGCGTTTGGTGAGCAGATTCCGAATATCCAACGCAGTGAGATTCGCTCTTGGTTCAAGGCTTTCAAGGCTTCGACAAAGCAGCTCTTCACCGGAAAGATTTCGCCTGAAGACGCCATCGCGTGGATGCACTACGCAACCACCGAGTCAGTTCCTTGGAAGGGTGTAAATGTTCCGAAGGCTACCGAGCAGCGGACGCAAAGGGGTGAGCAACCTCAAACAATTTCAGAGCGTAGAGCTGCTGCCTTTGAAAGGTTCAAGGAGTCAGTCCCAGGGTCTCAAGCGGAGATGATGGAGAGTGGGCGAATCTTTTCTCCAGATGTCAGGTCGCAACTTGAAGCTCTTCAAGCTGGTGGAACACTCGACAGGGAAGCGTTGCAGGCTGCAATCAACCGCGATATCCCGGTCAGGAAAGTTCCCGAGTTTTCATCGCAAGCACTTCCAAACTTCCAGACAATTCGAGACTCGCTCAGTGATCCAAGGAAGAAAGCTAATGTTGGAAAGCTTAGTGAAATACCCGCTGGATCTGAGATGACACTCAGGCAGGACGTTCCTGCTATGACTGATTTTGGTATTGGTGTTGTAACTGGAACCAGCGGAGACAAAACTACATACGAGCCGTTCATTCGTGTTAGGAACATCAAGATGGTTCCCACGAAAGGCATGGAAACTCAGTCACTTAAGATAGGTGCTGGTGCCGCAAAGAACCCAGCAATTGTCGCAAAGGGGACAAAGCACGAATCGCAAACAATTCCAAGCGACATAAACACTTGGACACAAGTTGGGTTCAATCCTGACAGGCATTCATACTTTTACGACAGGGCTGACGGTGTAACTCCAGTTGTAGGAGGGGATGAAGCTGTTCAGATCGGAAATACAGTTTTTGTTAAAAACCCACAAACCGGAGATCCAACCAGTTTCCGTTTCCAACGGCCCGAGGAAAAGACACGCAAGTTCGCAGGGCGTGTCGCCGAGGCTGAGCAACTTCCCACTGAAGTCCGCGAGACGGTGGGCCAATCTCCTGAAGCTCAGTACACCCAACAGAACGTCGCTGAGGTTGCTGACCGCGCATCATCGATGTCGCTGTCTCAGCTCAATGCTGATCTGGCAGACTCTGCATCCAACACCAGGGTTGCCTCTGGTATGGAGATCTTCAGTCGCCAGATCAACTCAGGGGATATGACTGGTGCGAGCAAAACCGCACTGGCTCTTGCAAAGAGCGGAACCACTTGGGGCCAGCTCATCAACCAGTTCAAGCTGCTCAACTCTTCCACACCGGAAGGATTGGTTCGACTGGTTCAGGATTCGCTCGCCAGCAAGAAGCGTCCTGAGATGACCCAGCAGCAAGCAGCCATCCTCATGGATGGAGCGAACAAGCTCAAGTTGGCCAACGATGAGGTTCTCGCCGCTGGTCAGGTTGCTCGCGATGCCTTTGCCGCTAACGATGTCGCCGCGATCAATCAGAGCATCAAGCAACTGGACTTGGCCGATGCGAAGCGATCCGAGGTTGATGTAATCCTCAATGAGCAGCTCGCAAAGATCAACCCAGCCGATGCCGCAGACCTCTTCATATCGATGGTTCAAGGCTCCGTGATGGGTCCAATATCCATCGTCCGCAACGTGGTTGGCAATGCGATCAATTACCCTTTGCGTGAGCTTGGTGACGCTGGTGCCGCAGCCATCGACGCGACGTTCTCGAAGGATAAGAACAACTCCTACAACAGACGCGCTCGTACCATTGATCGAATCGATGCAATCGGGAGATCGCTGCCAGCCGCTCTTAAGACTCTTCTAAAAGGATCCAATGCGATGCCGTATGAGTTGGGAACCGATAGCGGAAACCCTCTCAACTTCCAGCGTGCATGGCGGCGAATCGCGGAAGATATGGCCGCAGGAAAAATCGGCTCCGCATTGTCCGCTCGCAATCTGACCGAGGCGACTGTTGGCATCCTGCCTGACATCATGCTTCGCCTCACGCAAGCTACTGACATTCCGTTCAAGCAAGCCGAACGCGCTCGCATCATTGGCGAAATCGGTCGCCAGAAAGGTCTCTCCGAAGCTCAAATTCAGATCGCCATGCGCGATCCCAAGCTGGCGTTCGTAACCGATGCCGAAGCTCAACGAGGGCGCAAAGGATTCAGCGAGGAAGATCTTGCAACCATTGCATCTGAATCGGCCAAAGCCGTGTTTCAACAAGACAACACCGCGACTCAGGCGGTGGCTGGAATCAATCGCTTCATCAAAGACAAGCTTGGTGCTACCGGATACGTCCCGTATCGACTCATCTCGCTGTTCCAGAAGACTCCGATCAACGTGGCCGCAGAGGCTCTTCAGTTTACACCAGCCGGGGCGTTGCAAAACTGGAGCAAGATGACGCCTCGTGAACGCAACATTGCTGCATCACGAATCGCTATCGGGGCTATGATCACCACGGCGTTCGGTTATCTCTACCACAAGGGTGCGATCACTCCAAACCTCGACACCCCCGGCGAAACGAACAAGGCTCGCGAATTGGCGAAAGCTGGTGGTGTGATGCCTCCTGGTACGATCAACCTCTCTGCCGTTAAACGTCTTGTGAGCGGCGGCAAAGCAGACTTTCAAGGCGGTGATACTGTGGTCGATCTCTCATCACTCGGAACCGCTGGAGCATTGGGCATCATGGCCGGTAGCGCATTGCGTCAGGCCGAGCGCGGTCGCACCAACGAAGAGCTTGCCACATCAGTCTTCAAGGCTGTGCCTCAATCTGGACTCAACTTCGTGATGGAGCAGCAGTTCCTCAAAGGAACCAGCGATTTTATCAAGCTCCTCTCGCAAGAATCGACTTCATCGATGGATCGTTGGATCAAGAACCTCGCAGTGACTGCCGCTTCTCCGGTGGCTCCCGCGATTCTTGGCTCCATGCGCCGCGCTGAACGCGACAAGCTTCCGGTCATCGGTGGCCAAAGTTTCATCAAGGATACGGTTGATGAATTGAACCAAAGATATGCTGCTCTCGGTCTTGCAATCCCAGGTGCGAAAGATCCGAATGCGATGCCGGTGCGCCGAGACCTCTGGGGAGATGCAGTTGAGCAGACCCCGAAAGGCAGCAACCCGTGGGTCTACCAGTTCTTCAACGCTTGGAAGGCCCGCGACATCGATGCCGATCCGCTCAACACATCGATCTACTCGATCTGGCGCAGAACTGCCGATAACAGCGCAATTCCATCGGTTCCGAATCCCAGCCTGACTTGGAAGCAGAAGACCTATGACCGCATGGAACCGGAGCAGTATGACCGGTACAGCGAACTCGTTGGAAAATACCGCCGCTTGTTTGCCGAACAGGAATTCATGCGTCCTCGGTTCCAACAGGGCGGTGATGAACGCAAACTCAAGCTCCTCCAGAGGGCATACGATGACGGCCTGCTTACGGCGAAGAAGCAGTTTGTTCGGGAACTGACTCAATCCGGCCAAACCCTCACGCCAATCTCAGCCCGCCGAGGGTTCCAGCAACCGTCCGAGTAAATTCCCAAAAGATTTCTCTCGACAGTTTGCAACACGCGGCTACATTCGCTTGCGTGAGCGTAAAACTTCTAACCGTCCAAGAGATCGCCTCGGCTCTCGGGACTCATCCCGAGACGGTAAGGCGGTGGATTCGGTCAGGAAAACTTCCGGCTATGAAAGCCACGAAGCGCACTATCCGTGTCCGCTCCGATGTAATCGAGGAACTCCTCCGACAAAACCCACAATGAATGCAATAGCAACGACAACGCAACAGACCGACTCTGGCGAAATGTACGCCAAGATCGGTGACCCCATCACCGCCATCGAGAAGATGGGCGAGTGGATCGCAGCCAGCGGAATGCTGGGATGCACCAAGGTCGAACAGGGTAAGCTAATCGCGTGGCAATGCGCCGCCGAGAAGAAGACCCCGTTCGATTTCAAGAGAGAGTATCACATCATCAATGGCTCCCTCTCTATGAGGAGCGATGCCATGCTGGCCGGTTACCGTGCCCGTGGCGGCAAGGTTCTCTGGAAGCAGTTCGATAGCCGCGCTGCCATCGCACTCTGGACCTATGACGGCAATTCCTGCGAGATCGGGTTCTCGGTCGAGGATGCGAAACTCGCTCAGCTCCTGCCCGCCAAGCCGGGTTCCGGGTGGGCCAAAGATCCGGGTGCAATGCTCCGCGCTCGATGCATCTCCAAAGCCATTCGCATGCTGGCTCCTGAAGTGGTCGCCGGTATCTACACGCCGGAAGAGACCGAAGACTTCCAGCCCGCAGTCACCGAAGTGGCTACGGCCCCCACCAAGAGCTTCGACATCACCGCAAAGCTCGAAGCCCTGTTCGAGGATCGCGAGGAAGATGTGAACGCCCTGCTCCTCAAAGCAGGTAGAATCAAGGATGGTCAGACCTTCCGTGATCTGGATGACTCCATCGCCTCCAAGTACATCGCCAAGCCTGACCTGATCTTGAGCAAGCTGCCGGTGATCGTCAGCCCCGAGATCGTTGCCACGGAGGTGTCCAATGGCTGATGCCATCTACAACTTAGCGGCGGAGGTTTACCACGCCACGAAGGCACTCTCGAAGTCCGGTCTCGATCAGTTCCGCAAGTCGCCCGCTCACTTCCGCGCTTGGCAGGATGGGACCACCCGCAACGAATCCAGTCCCGCACTGGAGTTCGGTACCGCCGCTCATTGCGCCGTGCTGGAGCCTGATCGCTTCGTAGGCCAGTACACGGTGTTCGATGGAGATCGACGCACCAAGGAGGGCAAGGCCGCGTGGCAAGCCATTCTGGACTCTGGCAAGACCCCTCTGCCTCAAGAGCAGTGGGACAACATCACCGGAGCAGCCGCTGCGGTTCACGCTCATCCAGCAGCTTCTGGCCTACTCAATGGCATCAAGGCCGAGGTCTCGTACTTCGACAACTGGAACGGTGTGGAGGTCAAAGCCCGCATCGATGGTATGGGTAGTGATTACATCATAGACCTCAAGACCACCCAGGACGCATCGGCCAACGCCTTCGCCAAGTCCGTCGCTCAGTTCCGGTACCACGTTCAAGCCGCTTGGTATCAGCGTATCACCGGTATCAACCGGTTCGTGTTCATCGCAGTCGAGAAGGAGGCTCCTTACGGAGTCGCTTGCTACGAACTCGATCAACTGGCCATCGATGTGGGTCAATCCATCATTGATGAGCAGCTCAAGACATTCATCGAATGCCAAGAACTCAACTCTTGGCCCTGTTACTCATCCCAGATCCAATCCCTTTCGCTGCCCGTGTGGGCGGCTCGTCAGTCCGAATAAACAAACCAACACATACATACTCACATGACATTCAAAGTTGATCGTTCCGCCGCAGAAGTTAAGCCGTTCGCTGGTCCCGGCGAATACACCGTGGTCATCAATTCCTGTAAGGATGATGGTCTCGACAAGTCCGGCAACAGCGTTGCCACCCTCCGCTACAAGGGCGCAAATGGTGAGGTCATCAGCGACCGCTTCCTGCTCAAGGAGACCATGATGTGGCGCATTCAAGCCCTCATCAGCGCGACCGAAGCCAACATCGATGATGGGGCCGAGTTCGATTTTAGCGTCAACGGAGCCTTCTTCCGATTCCTCCAAGGCTTCGTAGGACTCTCGCTCATCGTCGTCCTCGAAGAGGAGAAGTACACCGACAAGAACGGTGCTGAGCAGATCGCTCTTCGCGTTCGTCGCATGAAGAAGGTGCCGTCCGACATCGACACCATCTAACCCATAAAACAAAGCCCCCCGGAGTGTGCAGCCTCCGGGGGGTGATATGAGTCCAAAACAAACAAACAGAGCGCAACGACACGCTATGCAGACCAAAGATCATCCCGAAACCATTTCGACGCAAGCATTTCTGCTTCGTCCATACCAGCAACGAGCGGTCGAATGGGCCATGCTTGCCAACAGTGGACTCATCATCGCACCAGCAGGATGCGGCAAGACACTGATCGCTTCCTCGATCATCAAACACGCTGCCACCAAATTTCCCAATGTGAGCTTCGGATGGCTCGCCCCCACCCGCGAGACCTGCAATCAGGCAACCAGTGCGCTTATCGCTGCCGGGGTAGACATCTCCCGCGTCGAAGTCCGGTGCCCGCATGAGTCAGTCGATTTTTCCAAGAAGGCCGTCCTGATCGTCGATGAGGCGAAGCATGCGCCAGCCGAGACTTGGAGAAGAATCATCGAGTCCTGCCCCGGATCGGTCTTCGGTTTCGATGCCACCCCGTGGTGCGATGACCCAGAGCGCAACGCCGCACTTCGTTATCTCTTTGCCAACAACAGCTTCGAGATCAAGCGTGAGGAACTGGGCAATGTTCTGGCCCACGCTAATGTGTACATGCACCCATCGACAGACCCGATGCTCCAGCAACGGATCGATGACCAGATCGAAAGACTCTTCGCTGATCGCAAACGCTACATGCGTATCCGCCACCAGGAACTCCGAGCGATGTGCGCTTGGGAAGCTCTGGTCGATATCGGAATCTGCCAGAATAAGGCGAGGAACGACATGGCGACTATGATGGCCGCATCCGGTGGACCCAAGCACCCCACCCTCGTTCTGGTTCCACGGGTAACCCTCGGTGAGCATTACATGCTGGAATTGAGAGGCTCCGTACTCGTCTATTCTAAGATGCCGAAGAAGCTTCGACGCGAAGCAATCGAGGAGTTCAAAGCTGGGAATATCAGCACCATGATCGCCACTTCATTGGCCGATGAGGGATTGGATCTGCCGAACGTCCACACGCTGGTCATGGTCTCCGGTGGTCGCAGTGCCCAGAAGACTATCCAGCGGGCCAGCCGTGCATTGCGCCGTGCGCCAGGAAAGGACCACGCGATCATCCACGACTTCAAGGACACCTTCCATCCGCTGGCTATGGCTCACGCGAAGAAACGTCTCAAATGCTACAAGGAACTTGGATGCTATATTGTATGAACACCGTCATCACAATCGTTTGTATGGCCGTGCTGATGCCACTGTGCGTTATCGCAGGGATCTATGTAGGCCACTCTCTCACCATCAAATCGCAGAACACCAAAACCAATGAACAAAACAATCGTAGCCTGTGACCCAGGAGTGAACGGTGGGTTCGCAATCCATACCAAGGACGGCATCCTACTGTTCCCAATGCCCGAATCATTGCCCGATATAGCGCAACTACTAATCGGATTCAAATTAGCAGATAGCCACTTGTGGATTGAGAAGGTTCCCAAGTTCGTGTCCAAGCTGACGCCTGCTGCTTCGGTCGCCACCCTGCACGAGAACTACGGCATCATCCAAGGACTGGCCTACTCTCAGGGCTACGCACTGCACCGAGTCGAACCCAAGATCTGGCAGGAACCTCTCGGACTCGGCGGTAGAAAGGCGTGCGCCACTGGTCCTGAGTGGAAGCGAAAGCTCAAGAGCAAGGCTCAGGAGTTGTACCCACAACTCGATGTGACCCTAGGTAATTGCGATGCGCTCCTGATCCTGCACTACGCACTCGGAGGTGGGCGATGAGCGATAATGTGAAGAGAATCGTGAACGATGGGAATGGAGTGATGGTGCTGAGCCGCAAGGAAGCCGGTGAAGCGTACAAAGCATTCAAGCGAGTGAAAGCTTACGAGGTTAGTTACTGGACAAAGAACCGGAAGAAGAAGGAATCGAAATGAGCGACCAACCAATCAACGACGGAGGACCGTTTTCCGTTGACTCTGCGGTTTAATTTGCCACAGTGAGCGCGTGAAACAAATCACGCTCATTGCACCGCTTAAATCCTACTCTTTGATTTCAGATGAAGACTTTGAACTCATTTCAGATTCAAAATGGATATTAGGATCAAATGGATATGCTTACAAATCAGGATACAGAAAGCGTGGCGCACAATGTCTCATGCACCGAATCATAATAGGTGCAAAACAAGGAGAAGAAGTGCATCACATTAATGGGAACAAACTTGATAATAGGCGTCAGAATCTTGAGTTAACAACACCACAACAACACCAGATAAGCCATCATTCTTGGATGCTGGCAGAACGAAACAAGAAAAGGAGAATATATGACACACACGCAAAATGCATCAGATGCGCAGTGCAGTTCACAAAAGACCCAAACCATAGGGGAAGGCAAAAATGCTGCGGAAAACGATGTGCAATCATGCTCGCAGTTGAAGCGAGGAAGCGAACCCGCATTTCCGGGAATGGATTACGTCAGTCAGTACGGAAAGAAGAATCCTGAAGGCATGACCATGCGCGACTACTTTGCGGCGGAGGCCAGCGAGGAAGATATTCAGGAGTTCATTCCTGCAACCAGAGGGGAAGCCGCTGAGTTTCAACAACGACATGGATTCTCACCAAGTCGTCAGTGGGCGAGATATTGCCATGCCGACGCGATGCTCAAAGCGAGGGAGGGCGTCAAGTGAGCGATACAATCATCCTTGATAGCAAAAAGTGCAACGCAGAGTTACTAACCATCCACGCCGACGGCCGCATCACTGTAGCCGAGCATCTTAAACCTACGGAGACAGCAGCCGCTGTGCTACAGATCATGCGTGAGCAATGGATGGCCGACATCCAATCCAAAAAGATCCGCGAGCAAGAGGACCGCATCAAGCGGCTGGAGGAGGCGGGAAACAATCTGCTTTGGAATTTCTGCCCAGAGTACACATCTGATTTCACTGAATCTCAGTCTGATGCTCTCAAGCAATGGAACAAAGCCAAGGAGGTGAAGCCGTGAGAACCTCAACTGAAACACTAATCGCAGCCATGCACATATTGGCAACAGAAATCCAATCCGAGGACGGAGCCGCTAATGCGGCAGTCGCGGAAGCAGGGGAGCGACTAGCGGAGCAGCATATGCGCATCGCCCAACTAGAGCAGGAGAACGACGCCATGCGAGCGGATCTGCTGCTGTGGGAGAATGGAGGGCCGTTGCCATGAAGTATCCAAGCTACTGCTGCCAGAAGTGCGGAGAACTGATCGGTTGGATCGGGCGATTCATGTTCCCGTTCTTGCACAAGTGTAGAAAGAAGGAGGTGAAGCCGTGACTATCACAATAAAATCGTGGATCATACCAATACTTATTACAGTAATTATGTTGTGCGTCATGTTCAGGCCATACCGTTCCAGTGGGCAATATGACTTTGGAATGGTCTTTCGGCTGTTTTGGCTGATACCCATTGGAGCCGTTTGGATAATTTATATGGGAATTCTTTTAATTATTAAGGAGGCAAAGCCGTGAAAGAGTTTTATGAATCAGCAGTCTGCGTATTTTTCATTGGGTTTTTTATTTTTATATGTTTTCTGTGCGGTGTACATCTTGGCAAGAACAGCATTAAAAAAGAAGCCGTGGAATATAATCATGCCGCATGGGTTGTGTCAGTAGATGGGAAAACTACGTTCAAATGGAAGGAGGCTAAGCCATGACCGACCTAGAAATCAATATCGCAATTGCTGAAATGTGTGGCTGGGGATTTCTTTCAAAAGATAAATTTATTGTTATACCACCCAATAGTCCGTATAGCGTTCAACCGCTTTCAACAATTCCTGATTATGTTAACGATCTCAATGCGATGGCGGAAGCAGAGCAGTTTCTGGACTCTACGAATGGAGGAATCACAGACCCAAGTTGCTTGCGCTACGCATACGGCAGTGAGATCTACCGTATCGTTCCAAATGATATTCAACCATTCAGGGCATCAGCCCGTCATCGTGCAGAAGCGTTCTTACGCACAGTTGGAAAGTGGAAGGAGGCAAATCCATGAACTGTCCATACTGCCATTCACCAAAGCGAACAGAGACGACCTATGAGTGCTGGAGACGCACTGATATGGACGAGTTTCAGCGGCCTGAGAAGTGTCTGCGTAACGAGATTGGATTGCTCAACGACCACATCAATCTACTCAAGAGTACTGGCGATGAGCTGCTTGAGTGGCTGAAGGACGGCACCATTTCTGACTCAAACTATCGGTTGCTGGCCAATGCATGGCAGCGAGCAAAGGAGAACAAGCAATGACAGACCTAGAAATAAACGAAGCATTCGGGAAACCGATGTATGAGGCTGATCCGACCAACGCAAGATACAACAGCCTACAGCTCCAATGCTACGAGCAGCGTAAGGAGATTAACAGGTTGAATGAACACGTCACCGAACTCGAAAACCGTCTCCGCGCTTTGTGGGACAAGCT